GTCACCGTTTATTGTCGTTACGTTCGACTAGCAAAATGTGCTCGCCCCTCAGCCGCTCCTAAATAGTAGGGTCCTATTTTCGGGAAGCTGGCGGAATGGTAGAATCGTTACCACGATGTCTCCAAAACGCGTAGGGCGGAAGAACAGATTCAAAACATAATGCAAAATCAGAATCTATTTTGCGATACATCGCATCGGCTAATACGTTTTCAGTATTCTTCAACTGAAGATTACTATTAACACCCAAGGGTACTAAGTCCCAATGAGTGCTAATCCCCCGTGTGTATGCGGTGGGGAAGGTATGGCCCCAAACAGTGTAGCCCCTGTACGGTACAGAGAGCTCCAATATTGGTTGCAAGGTCGCTGGTGTGGCTACTGCTCCGGCTCCAAAATTGGAGTCTGTCGAAAGGTCAGTCGTGCCCGAGTCCCAAGGGGATCGAGCCTTAATCTGGTAAGGACCATACGACAAAGAAGCATAAAGATATGTATCCGGGACGTCTCTTTCAGGAGAAAGAACGAGTTTAAAACCCATACTTCCTCTCCAGAATAAGAACATGGACGACAAGTATGCTATGTAATCCAGAGTGAAAAACCAAGAACTATCCGCTTCCTTCGTTCTCGCTCGGTCTACTGGCGTAAACCAAGAGGGGCTCATAAAGCCCACGTTAGGATCGGGTATAGGTTCTTCATCTCCTTCATTATCATAATCAAGGAACGGAATACTTCTACTCCATATCTTCATGTAGTCATAAATTGAGTCGAAACTCGCAAGGATCCCCGGATCAGGAGTCACCGCTGCGAGACTCGACGTCATAATTTCCGCTTCGTTCTCAAGCGGAATAAGAACTTGAGGTTCTATCGATAAAGAAGTTATTTTCTTCTTCTTAGGTTTTACAACCGTCGAAGAGGTCTTCCCTCTCGATATTGCCTCATTTTTAACCTTACCTCTCTCCGAAAGCCCTGTGTCATATCGCACATTGTAAAGGCCCGGAGGGTATGGTTGGTAAAACTTGAAGTCGGGTCCAGCTCGAACAAATATCAGGAACGATATTTCCGGCTCAACATCAAGCATAGTTGATACTACCGTCAATTCCGGGAGAATTCTCACGTATTGATCATTCTCGTGTTGTGGCGTAGAATGATCCGATACTATTGGCTGATAATCTCTCGGCGACGCATAGGGGACTGGAACTGTGACGCGTTTCGTCCCTGAAAACAGCGTCTGGTGTATCGGCGATTCCTGCATGGTCCACTCCGCTCCTGGGAACGTGTGAGGGAAATCCACCCTAACTCTGAATGAGCACTCCACAAAATCATGACCTAATATGAGAAAGTCATAAATTAGAGTGCCCCTCCAGAATTGATTGAGAAGTCCAAAGAATCCAAAATAATTGGACCCCGTCACTGCTGACGCAGTTGTTCCTAAATGAAAAGGATGCACATGAATATCTCCTGGTGAGCCTACATTATTTGCAAGGCCCACAAACTGAGGGCGTTTTAAAAAATCATGCACTTTCCAATCACTCGGATTCTCTGGTTTTTGCATACCCGCGTTTAACAAAGGCTTAGTTTCCGGAAAACCCACACTACTGGTATCTCCAAAATAAGACATCTGAACACTCTGCGGATACTCGAATGATCCTTCTATAACATTATCCGTCACTGACGGACTTGCTGTGTTAGCAGCTCCAACTACAGCATCTGTTATGTAGGACAATCCTGCTTCAGTCGCAGCAGCCAAAGCTACTGCTCCCAAAGGTTCAAGGCCTGATTGTGCTTCAATCCGAAGGGGCGATATTTCCCCAGCTGTCGGTCCCGCCAACCTCAAACCTTTAATTTTAACAAACCACCGCAGCGTAGCTGGCATTTCTACCGTCGAAATGTACGAGGCGACCATTTGCTTGAATACGCATATAGGCCACCCGTGATTAGGGCGCGCTGACTGCGGGCTCACATCATTCTCCTGGTAAATGTGCTCTATCGGCAACATTGCCTCCTTAAACGACCATGGTATAATCATGGTAGCCGTCGAAGCTTGCCCATAGACCATTATCTGCGAATTACTAGAATTGATAAAAGTGTAAAAATTATGGTTCAGTGAGTTGTCCAAATACACGTCCACCGTTCCTACTGGGCTCTCATCAAAGAAATCCACATATGGAAACCAAGAGACCATAACAGCTCCCACAATGCTCTTAGGAGCCGATAATGTGAGAGTTACTTCTATACTATCCCAATTCACAAAAGTGTACTTTTCCGCCGTATGTCGGAACAACGGAAAGTAAAGAAAATACTCATTTATGGGATTCATATAACCATAATCAGGAACAAGTCCAGGTCCTATATCCACCGTAGGTTTCACCTGAACTAAACGGTCTGACCAAGGGAACTGGTCAAACGGTATTTGCTCATCATCTTTGCGTGGGGGGGGATTAGGTTCATCTAAAACCGCCTCCCCTGGACCCACCCATTGTGACAGGGAAGAATCCACTGTCGAGTTTTTCGTCAAAGCTTCCACTTGCAAATCCATATTTATTCTATTCTGATGCTCAAAAAGAGCTATTTAAAAGAAATATACAACAGCTATACTAATGAGAAGAGAAATATTTATTATTTTATTTTTATAATTTTGTATTTATTTTTATTTTCTTTTTACGTCTCGTGGACGAAATTACGTTTTACGCCCGCCGGCGTTGCTAAACTAATCAATTAATAAGCTTTAGCTCCGCCGCTCGATAATAATCAAGCGGGTTTACTACCAGCTTAAGCCTGTGATGGCTTATAAACTTTCGAATCTTATCTACTAGCTCATAAGCTTCACGAGGCTCCCACTCAAGTAACTCTCTCATGATATTGTCCAAATTAATCTGTAGTTGACTTAATATCACTGATTTTCCAAACATCTTATCTGGGCATCTAACCCAAAATAGTTGCTGGAGAAGAGAGTCGCGTGATAGCGGCGCATACACATTGCCTCCTCTTTCGACGAAACGTCTACAAAGAAAGGATATCTGATCAATTGTATAATTTTCGGGTATTCCTTCACCTTCTCTTTTGTCGGGGTCTGTAAACGTTACTCCGAAAAGTTTCATAAACTGAGCAGACACATAAGTATTCGTCCACCACTTCACTCCCACTAAAGCTGAAACATTATCGTCAGAGTAAATCCACGCCAAAAACCTTTTCAAGTTCTCTAGCGGATCCTCTCCATGGTCAATACTCCCTTTCACAATAATTAAACAATGAAAAATAAGATTCTGAACTGTGTTAAAGAAAGTCGTCAACCAATTTCCTGAACTGTTTCCGGATCCGAGCAAATATCCTTTGCCGAACATGCCACGTATAGCGTATATACACGACAAAAAGCACCACTCCGCATCCGTAGCGTGACGCTCATCTGGATAAGCTCGGCGTATGACTCTAGACAAAATTATCATCACCCATCGTAGGTGAGTGTAATCATTACCTTTAATATCACCCGCCACAAGTAGCTCCGGCATAAATAAATAATATGCCAACTGCCAAGCCGTGCTACTAGGATTTACTCCACAAGCCATATAGGCAAACATAAAACTAAGCTTAAACCGCGCTACAAAATCGCCGGTCATTCGCTTCTGTTTATAATTATCGAAAGCATCCGTAATACTAAAAGGCCTTGGCACTTCTACTTTTTCAAGTGGTCGAACCTCACCTTTTAGATTTACGCAGTTAAGCTGGTACGGGTACTCTCCAGTAAGCGTGGTTTTATCCACATCCTCCTGATATTTCCTCTCGAGTATCGCATGACCCACATAATCGGGATCAGTTAAATTTGCCTTCTTGACCCCGAATAGCGGTAGTCTTACTCCTTCTGATGTACTATTATCAGGAGGCGTGAGCTTTGGATGGTCAAACTGCGCTTCTTCATGTGAAATCGGAGTGCAGTTTGACAAATCCACTCCCTTACAGATCACATCCGCTATTGGGTCTGCGTACTCTTCCGAGAGCGCATACACCAACGGAGAATGACCTCTAATCACTTGTTTTGAAATCAAATCCTGCTTTTGCAAAGCTGTATTCAACTCCTTTGGTCCGCACTTCGCCGGCGCTCCTAAAGACCCTCCTTCAAAAAGAAAATTCTGAAATGGCGTCGGCATAATGTTATTCTCAACGTATGGGCTAGTGTGCTTCGAAATCGCAATTTCACCTTGAGAGATCGTAAAACCTTGCTCTTCTACCCCGTCTGTCAACGAAAAAGATATATGATGTGCTCCTGCTCTCAAAAGATTGTACTCTCGAGAAAGCGGATCGCTGTATTTCGCCATCAACTCTGACGTAAGGGGCATAGCTACTCCACACGATCCCGTTGAACCTGCTGAATGATCTCCTAAGATATAAAACTTTCCTTTATATGTCGCCGTTAACACTGCTCCACAAATGCCTGGTTGCGCTCCGTCCCACTCATAAAAGAAATAGGACGACGCTTCCAATTGCATCCGCTGACTCCATATTAATGGCGTCGTCTTATATGATAAATCGGACGGTGCTGAAAAGGTTGGTTTAGCTGTCTGCTTGTCTCCATACAAAAGCACTACGTTCATAAAACGTTTATTTAAATACTTTGCTGGTACATAATGCTTGAGGAGACTGCAATGGGGCTGCGCTGACTTAATTAAAATCTGAAATTTGTCACTAGGCGCATCTTCATATAATATTGTGTACGTTGATGGTTCAGACATATCCACTTTTATGCACTTCCTTAACGGCATACATATCGGTAAAAGTCTTACTATATTTCCGACGGATTTCCACACGTGTCGGGGAGCCTGAAAAACATTGCCGAAGGCGAAATGTCCATATCCCACTACATGAGTTCCCGTAGAACTAAGAATCATATACATATTCGAATGTACTTTATCATAAAGAGGATCCTGTTGCCCTCCCTGTTCCTCGTACTTAAGGGTTGCTGCGTGCACAGTTTGCTTGACTTCCTGAGGTGCTTTGCGAGGGTCGAAAGATTGCGGTATATAATTTTTATCGCATAAATTTTGAAGCAATCTCTCCTTCTCCTCTGGGGTCAGTGCTGCCACGCTTTCTTCAATACGAGATACCTCATTATTATCAGTAACGTATCGCACGAACATATAAATAACGGCTGACAAAATAACTGATATTCCCACAGTAGTGAGAATTGAACTCCACGTTAACACAATTTCTGCGTCTCTATCACAAGCAGCATGATATATGCTTTCTATGTCCTTAAGAGGAACACGTGTCGGTGCATGCATGTTTATTCGCGCAAACGCAGTTGCAATATGTACATAATCTAACCCGTTAGCAGGCGGCGCCTGTAACACCGCCTCAGTCAAAGAAAAACCACATAAGTTTAACATGTAGGCATACCAAAGATGGTAATTCACGTCGTAATCTACTCCGAAAGCTCGAACTAGATCATGGGGCAAAAACTTGCTCTGACAAGGATTGGAAACCATGTACTTTAATAACGGCCTCACGTCTCCAAAACGCGTCGCTCGTCGAACTCGCACGATTTCGTCAGCAGCTCCCGCCATCTTGTATATGGCTGAAGCTATAACTATTCGCTTCTCGTCGTCCGTTAAATCGCGCCTGGTATAATACAACTCATACAACTGGGAGAAATTAAAGCTTGTAAGCTCTTCCTCCGTGTACTTAGTGTACCAATACCATTTATTCTCGAGCTTTGGGTGAGAATCATCTAAAACGCCTTTCATAAATCCTGCCTCTCCGGGGGTTAACACTAATCCTTGCTCTTCGAACACTCCTCGGGGACGCGCAAGACGCTCATCATATTCCTGGTCGTATTCATAAAACAAGGACTGATAGCGATCTTCGTCCTCCTTAGTGTAGTATGTATCAAAATAGTCATACTCCTCATTATCATCTTCAACGTCTGCCCAGGAAATTCCTTTGATCTTACGATCGACATGGCCAACGTCGTTAGCATTAGCAGCCGCCCTAAGGGCAGCTCTTCGCTCAGCCTTCTTGCGAGTCTGTTCCCGCTGTCGTTTAAGATTGCGAGCTCGTCGACGCTTCAACCACGCGACGTGAGACTCATGACTGGCTACGCGAAGTCGCTCAATAGCTATAGAAGGGCCAAGAGGAAAATTAACTTGTGACCGCATTAACTCCCGCTGCTTAGACGTTGCTACAATGTAAGCTTGCCGTATGTACAATGATCCTACATTCCCATTGTTTTCATGTTTGATAAGTATAGTCTTTTTGCTTTTAAGCAAGGTCAGAACATCATTCACTTTCTTCAAAATTGACAAAATTGTCGGGAAGAAACGCAAACAAGATCGAGATCCTCGGGTGTTACTACTCAACATTTTTGATACTTTCGGCATCAGCTTACGCCAATAATCCACCCAATCATAGTAAGGATTCGCAGCTGTTAGTTGCGGAGTGGCCTTAACATTAATTCTATAAGTTTTATGGGCCATATTCCACACATTCGTAAGTTGTTCTATAGCGATTTCGGCATTAGCAAAGGCCGCTGGCAGGGTGTTGTAAAGAAATAATAAGCAGTCGAAATTGTTTTCCGACGGCTTCAAGTTCCCGGACAAGCCCTGCTCAGCAATATTTCGAAGCGCCTCCTTTTCCGCAGTCATTACGTTCAAGCGCGTTTTATGTGCCAGGACGCAACGAGATACGGGATACTGTTTAAGAACTTCCTCAATATACGAAGGTTGCCTAAAACTAACATGCTCAGGGCTTATTCGCTCCATGTATATCAGGGCGGTAAGAACCACCAACTGGTAGTAATCCAATGTAACCGCCTTCGCCAAATTCAACGGGCTTCCTATAACTGTTGCTAAAGCTGAGAACCCCTCATGAGCCGCTAAAAGCGGATTTTGAAGGGCCTTCGCCACCTCGGGTCGCAACGTAAAAGCTGCATTTCTAATATCAAACTTCCCTTGAGATTGGTAAGTTACATCGAACCAAAGATCCAGACGCCTCGTAAAGGCTCCTGGATCCTTCATAGGTAACTGAAGTTGTTTTAAATTGCTGGTTGCTACTATGAACGATGGCTCTACAAATACTTGACCTTTCGATTCACACCGAGCCATATTGGCTACGATGGGCTGCGTGTCCATCCACGCAAACAGCTTTTGAGTCCATTTTTCGTTATCCTGAGCTGATGTACTACTACACCACTCGTGAAAGAAAACCCAACGCGCCCCGGAAAAGGGATCGTCGAATTCTGGTGCCTCTTGCATACAATTTCTAGGAAATACTGACGGCAAACGTGAATGCTTCTTATAAGCCTCCATATCCACCTTGTCCGGCATTTCTTGAATTAAAGCCGCAATCAGCGCGTCCACATCTGCAGACAGCGCTCGCTGCGTATGACTTTTGCCTGTTCCCGCTCCTCCTGAGAGCAGTATAGATACTGGTTTAATCCTTTCTCTCTGACTTTTTGAAACTGGTGAGAAGGCCATGGACTGTTTTTCCATATTCTGATACATCGCTCTTGCCCATGCTACCTCTTTGGGGTGTCCTACAACAAAAGAATTGTACAACAATTTATAATCCTTGTACATCTCTTCAATTGCTACAATGTCCTCCAACGGGGGATTAGTCAGTTTGCTAATTTCCTCGAATGCTGTATACAAAACTTTGTGCTTCTCGAGAAAATCTTCTTTTACACCAATGTCCGCAAAAAGCGGCTCTCCTGTGGCTGTTTTCCACAGCCAATGCGCCACTCGTTTGCATTTACCTCCTACGTCAGCTCGTTCCCACACGGTGAGTCCTGCTATCAAAGTAGTTAACTTATTGTATGCAAACGACACATCTGTAAACTTTACACTAAAATGAGTCACGAAGTTGACGAAGTTAGTCATAACGACTAAAATATAAGAAAAGAATTTATCAAAAAACGTATTATTTTCTTCGTCACCTCCTTGTTCCTCAATCTCATGTGAAAATACAGTAGTATCTGAGTAAGAGGAAGATTCTTTCCTTTTTCCTTTATCTTCTGTTCGGTTTCCTGGTGAAGTGTGGGTGCGGGCTTTCACGCTACCACTTACCACTTCCTCAGACGTGTCCGAAGAAGAAGAGGATGAAGATTCCACCGTATCTACGTTGGAACTACGGTCCAGATCCGGAAAATATCTTTCTTTAAAACTCCGACGTCTCTTTTTATTCATTTTCTTTGAGCGTCGAAGATTTTGTTTTTTATAGTCTTCATACGCATCGTCTACATCTTTAGAGACCTTAGGATCTGGCGTTGCCTGAGGGAATATTTTAAAAATTGAGCGTACGAATTCGTACGCTTCTCCTAACGCCATCTTTGATCGCTCAAAAATTTTCTGAACGATCATTACAATAGCCGAAAATGATCTTTCGACTTCATCCACGATTATGGAAAATTTCTCTCGCACATAATCGTAAAGTTCCATAAAAGAGTCACGAACAAGCTCGGCAGCATCTGCCGCCAATACAAATGATCGTTCCACTAAACTAGGTTCTCGATCCGTAACAGAGTTGAAGAGGTAGTGCATAAATGACCACCACGCTCCTCGACTCTTTGGCTGCTTTTTCTTGCGCAAATTAACTGGATCCGCCTGCTTCATTTTACCCTTATAGGGGGCGGAATCTCTGGTTTGCTTCGACTTTCTGCAACACGACAACATACTGATTTTACCTGGGGGCTCAAAAGAGAGCTATTTTTACGAAATATAGACTGATTACTCAGCTCGCAACACAACGTTGCTACTAAACTAGATTTTTATTTATTTTATTTTTAAAATTTTTATCTTTTATTTAATTTTAAAGGAAAAACTAATTTACCATCCAGACGAGAAGAAAAATCCCGGCCAGACCCAAACATAGCGTGTTACTCGCCATGACAAAAAGCAACAAAGGCAAGCCATAAGTGCCTAAAAAACAACAAATCAAAACGAAAGCAAAGAAATGGTACAACCGCATTAAACTGCCTACCTCTTGTGCGTAGTCGGTCTGCGCCTGCACTTCGTCTCTATATCGACGTTCTCTCCAAACTACCAATGCAAATGCTGTTAATATTACCATGGTAGGTAGGAATAGGGCTCCTATTGAGAACACAAAGGCTGCCCATAACGTTCTCTTAACTCGCAGTCCTATAAAGGATGCGACAAACCACACAATTGTAACTGCTAAATAAAAAACTAATACGACCGCCATCTTCATTGTGAACTGATGCTCAACAAGAGCTGCTAATACGAAATATAGTCGTCAACTCATTAAATAAGTTAACTTTAAAAGTAGTAAAATTGAGATATTTTTATATTTTATTTTTAAAAAGAGAGCGCTCAAAAGGAGCGCTAAAATGAGAGAGATGACGTTATGCTTTAAAGCATACTTCGCAAATAACAGGGATCACCTGAAAAAGCGAAGAACCGCAATATGAATCCAAACAATGGGGTTACCAAAGAAGGAGCGTCAAAAGACCCAAAACCGCTTATATCGCAGTAAACGCCTGGTAGAAAGAAATAAATTTTGAAACACAAATGTTTCAGAGTAACATATATTTAATATATT